CTTTTTATCAAAGATTTGCTGGTAAAGTTGTTCTTCCAGAAGCTCTTATCAAATTAAAGTGCGCTGTTTAATAGCAATTTAAAATAATTTTTTTTAGATTAAAAAAGAGGGGTAAATTTTACCCCTCGACAAAATTAATTTATTATGTTGATAAAAGTAACAAAAACAACGAAGGCATCACTTGATAATACAGGACGCTTTAATAAAATTTATGAAAGCAATGAAGTTTATGATATTTATAATGAGTTAGCTCAAGTTTTTATAAATAATAATTGGGGTGAAGAAGTTGGGACAGAAAAGAAAGCAAAAAAAAAGAAAGAGATAGAAAATAAAGCTATAGAAAATATAGAAAACAAATCCCCTTTTAAAAAAAAAAAATAATTAATTATGTCGGTAAAAAATATAAATTCTTTAAGCGGAAGTTTACCACTATTTTCCCGTAATATTACATTATTAAACGGACAAACAGAAGCAACTGATATTATTGACTTACAAGGCACGGCATTATTAAGTATATATATACCAACTGGATTTACTGGCAATAGTTTAAGTTTTAAAGTTGATAGTAATTTAACAAGCGACAACTTGAAACAATTCAAAGCATCTGATGGAACTGAAATAAATATGGCTGTAAGTCCTAATACTTGTATCGGAATAGTGCCTGTAGATTTTGCTGGGGTCAGATTCTTACAAATAGTTAGCAATGTCTCACAAGTTGGAGATATTGAATTTATAATTAAAGCTAGAAGAGTGTAATGGTTAATAAAATATATAAAAATAAAACTATAAGATTAAAAAATTACATTTTAATTACTCCAGCCGCTAGTTTTCCAGTAACATTACAAGAAGCTAAAGACTATCTAAAAATAACTGGATCAGATCAAGATAACGAAATTAACCAATTAATAGCAACAGCGACAGATATTGGAGAAAAAGTAACAGGCAGAGATTTTATCAATAAAACATATAAAGGATTTTTAGATTGCTTTCCTAATGGTTGTACAGGCATAGAAATAAAAAAAAGTAGATTACAGACAATAACTTCTTTTCAATATTTTTTAAATAATGTATTAACCAACTTTAATTCATCAAATTATTACACAACGCAAAGTAATGATTATTCTACTATACTTTTAAACAGTGGCTCAAACTATCCTGATGCAGACGACAGACAGCAAGCGGTAGAGGTTACTTTTATTGCTGGCTATGGTAATACTGCCAATGATGTACCGAACACAATTAAAAAAGCTATTTTAACTCATATAGCTTACCTATTCGAGAATAAGGGCGACTGTGATACTTGCGGAAATGATGAAGTAACTAGAAAAATATATCAAACTTATGTAATAGCTAGTTTATTTTTTAGAATAATATGACTTGTAAAAAGATAACAAAGCAAGCTAATAAGGTATGTATAAAAGATTTAAATAAAAAAATTAAAATACAAATTTCAACTTTTATTGACTCTAATACACCCAATCAGCAGTCGCAACTAGGATTTACAGACATATTAGACTCTTGGGCTATGATAAAAACATTTAAAACTCCTAACTTTCAAGGCGGAACTAATGTCAGTAACTCAAATACTCATCAATTTATAATTAGATATACCACTATTGATTTAGAAAGAGAAATATTTATTGAATATAACAGTAAAAAATTTAGAATTGACTCTATAGAAAACATTGATGAAGAAGATAAATATTACAGTTTAATTTCTATTGAAAGGGGTGATCAATCCAAAAATGCAAATTTAAGATGATTAAAGTTATTGAGAATCCAGAAAACAAAAAAACAATGGACGCTTTAATGAGATTGCCAGCAGAAACAGAAAGACAAATGAGAAGAGGACTTTATAATAGTGGTAAGATGTTATCAGATGATCTTAAAAAAGAAATAACAAAAAAAGGTAGATCAGGAAGAGTATATCAAATTTACACTGGGTTGGGAGGAAGATTGCTAAAGAAACCTAAAAATCATAGAGCCTCAACACCAAACGAGATGCCAGCAGTAATATCAGGAGATTATAGAAAGTCTATCGGCTTTAGGGTGTTAGGTTCTTCTAAAATGGAGTTTGGCTCTGGGGGATATGGAAAAGCAGTGGATTATGCAGAATATTTAGAAAATAGAAATCAACCACTAGGAAAAACAGTAAGAAAATTAAAAAATCAAGTAAACACTAATATTTATAAAGAAATAAATAAAGGTATGAAAAAATTTAATATAAAAGTTAAGAAGTTTTAAAAATGCGAGGACAAGAAATAGTAGACAGATTAAAACAAACATTACCATTATACACTGATGATTTTTCAATTATTGGTAATATAAATACATTATCCAGAAGTGGTACAACTATCACAGCAAACGCAACATCGCACAACCTAACAACTAATGATTATATTATAGTTAGAGGAGCAAAAGAGCCTATAAACCTATTGTCTATTACAAGAAATGGAAATATAGCAACGGTAACCAGTGCAACGGATCATAAACTATCTGACCCTAGCAAGTACGCAATAAATCAATTACCATTATTTATTGAAATATCAGGTGCAACTCCATCAGAGTATAACGGATTTTTTAAATTATTATCCGTCCCTAACTCAACAACTTTTACATTTAAAATATTAACAACACCAGTAGATGCAACTGTATCAGGCACTTTATTATTGAACGATTTTGACGGATACAATAGATTTCATAAAGTAACTGTTTTAGATTCTGATAATTTTACCTATACAACAAACAACTCAAACTTAGGAACACCAGCACAAGGAGCAATAGAATTTTCATCAGCTAGTAGAATTGATAACGCGGCAACACCAGAAAGGGCTGAGCAACATTTTATAGATGTTAGTAATAATAATAGAATGTATATTATTTTGGGTGATAAACTTTCTTACAAAGACGGAACTATAGCAACTGATATTACGGCCAATAAATATAGTGAGCAAGATTTTTACTTAGATACGCAGCAGGAATTTTCAATCTTTGTCTTTATACCATCTATAAATTGTGTAGCTGGTGGAAATCAATCAGATTTAGCTAGAAGTTATGAAAAATCAATTTTAAAGGCAATAGCTAATTATGAATTTACTAGTTTACTGCTGGAAGAAAAATATAACTCTACAACATATATAGGAAATACTATAGAGCTATATGATACAGCAAAATATGTTCATAGATTTGATTTCTCGGCTAGGGGTAGAATCGTAGCAGAAGATACGGCAGAATTTGATGCAGGTGTTCCATTGCAGTCAATAGGTGGAGCATATAAAGAAAAAGATTTAGATTTTTTAGCCAGAACAAGGTAAATTTTTTTTATTTGACAACCGTTACATTTTATAATATCAATTAATATATAATTTAATATTTTTCAAATGAGAATAAAAATTCTAAAAAAAATAAAAAGTAATTTAGAAATCGGGAAAATTATTGAAATTGAAGATAAAAAAGGCATACCAACAAATCAATTTTGGAGGGCTAGGTTAAAAGATTCTAAAATTGATAATTGTATTGAAATAGTAAAAATAAAATCTAAAAAATAATGGCTCAATCAAAACCAGTAGTAACAGCAAACATATTATCAGCTAGACAAAATCAAGGAGTTGATGAAAGATCTATCCTTGTTATAGGGCAGTTAATCAATGGCACTGCTTCAAGTGGTGAATTGATTGAAGATTTAATTAGTGAAACACAATTTAATAATGCTTTCGGAAGAAAATCGCACATTGCTAAGGCAGGACGAGGATTAATAAACAAGTTATCAATTTCAAGAATAAAACCAAAAGTAGACGCTATAGGTTTAGCAGATAATGGTACGGCAGTTGATGCAACTGGTTCAGTTGCTTTTTCTGGAACTGCAACAGAGGCAGGAACTATTACAGTTTACATTGATTCGATTAAAAATGGTAAATACGAGCTAGCGGTTGCAAGTGGAGATACAGCAGACAGCATTGGCGCATCTTTAGAGGCTAAAATTACAGCTAATTTAGATAGCCCTGTCAGTGGATCAAATACCACTGGTACAGTTACCATAACAGCTTTAAATGGTGGTACGGAGGGTAATGATATTGATATTAAATATAATGGAGTTGTTGCAGGAATAACAACTACTTTATCTGCCATGTCTGGAGGAGCTACTAACCCAGTATTGACCACTTTATTTGATGTAGTAGCAGATAAAAGATATACAACTATTGTTTATCCTGCATCTTATGGAACAGCGACATTGACAGATTTCTTAGAACCTAGATTTAATGTTGATGATAATATCCTAGATGGTGTTGGTATAGTTTCAAAAAAAGATACTTACGCCAACTTAAACACAACTTTAGACGCTTTAAATTTAAGAACTTTGATTTATAGACCTAATAAATTAAATTCTGATTCTGATTATAAGGGTGGTGGTATTTTTGAAAGCTCAATAGTTATAGCTTCTAGATTAGCAGGAGCAAGAGAATTGAGATTAACGACGGGGTCAAATACTTCTTCAATAGTTACTAACGGTCAAGCAACTGGCGGGTCGTTCTTCTCTTCAATTCCTTATGCAAATACTCCTGATATTGGTTTACCAGTAATTCCAACAGGAAAAGACTTTACAAATGCTGAATCTTTAGAATTAAAAAATAGTGGTGGATTTTTAGCTAGAAATAATCCTAGTAATACAGTTTTAATTGATGGTGAAGCAGTAACGACTTACAAGACTGATATTTTAGGTAATTCAGATAATACTTTTAAATTTTTAAATTTTGTAGATACTCTTTCTATTACTAGAGAATATATTTTTAATAATGCAAAGTCAGATTTTGCACAAAGAGTATTAACTACTGGCAATATTCAATCTGGATCAGCTCAAGTAAATGCTCAATTAATTATAACTACTTTTATGGGTTATTATGCTAATTTAAGTGGCTCAAACGGCAATACAAATTACTTAACGCTTATAAATAGCGAAGAGGCTAGAAAGTCCTATAAGGAAGAAATAGAAAACAGTATTGAAATAAACTTATCAACTGGAACTGTAACTATAGATCAAATAGCTAATATAGTTTCTCAATTAAGAAATATAATAATTAATATAACACCAACTTTTGAATAATGGCAAATAATAAAATACAAGTAGCAATTAACGGTAATGTAGTAGCTTATGAAGGTAATATTACATATTCGTTAGGTAAAAATACAACAGTTTTTAACCCTCAAACGAATGGTAAATTATTAAAAACAGTTGATATATCAAGTGCCATTGGTTCGGTTACAATACCAGTAAGATGCACCCCTGAAAATGTAGAATTATTTAGAAGTTTTGAATCTCAAGAAAATGTAGTGCAAGTAGGCGATATTTCTTTTTCTGGAATGGAGTATGAGATTTTTCCTGATATTCAAGATTTAGAAGTTATTGATTTTGTTTTTAAAGGTAATCCAGCAGTATAATGAAAGATTTATTTGAGTTTAAATTATCACAGTCAATAAATACATCTATTGGCAATGAATTAAAAGATATTGATACTCTTTATTTAAAATGTTTTAATATAAAAGATCATAGATATACTACTATCTCTTTAAGGAATCAATATCAGAGAATGATATTAGGTGTTTTTACTGATCTTCAAAAGATAGTTAAAGAAAGCAACTCCGCAAGTGATGAAAAAGAACAAAAAGCAGAAGATATAAAAGCATTATTTCCAATGTTTGAGGCAGATAAATTTATTGAATTTTATAAAAAGTTTGTTGAGTTTTTACAAACAGGTATATCTTTTAAAGATGAAAATTGTAGTTATAAATTAATTCAGATAGATTTTGACAAGATAAACCCTGATGATTTAGAACTTTTAATTGCAAAGTATATAGAGGTTTTTTTTGTCTCGCTTTGGAGCAAATAGATAAAATTGATTCTTTAATTTGTTATTTAGCTTATTTTTATAAGGGGTCAGCATCTTTTGAATATCTAGAGTCTCAACCCTTATCCAAAGTTTTTAGACTTGGTAAAGAGGCTGAAAAGATTAGTAAAGCAATGAAAGTAAAAGAAAGATGAATTTTAAAACAAGTTATATATACGATTTAGTAGATAAACTAAGCCCTAAACTAAGCAAAATAAATAATAATCTTAAAAAGACAGCTTCACAGGTTAAAAAATCAGCTAGTAAATCAGTAAGTGCATTTAAAAAATTTGGTAAATCTATTGATACGACAGCAAAAAAAGCTAAAGATTTAGGTAAATCATTATTTCTTAAACTGACTTTACCAGTGGGCTTATTGGGCGGGGCTTTTATAAAGGCGGCATCAGATGCAGAAGAAATATCATCTAAGTTTGGTACAGTCTTTCAAAATATATCAAATGAGGCAGATCAAACAGCTAATAACCTAGCTAAAAACTTTGGCTTAAGCTCTGTAAAAGCTAAAGAACTATTAGGAGATACTGGCGATTTATTGACTGGCTTTGGATTTACTGGTGAATCAGCACTAGATTTATCAAAAAGAGTAAATGAATTAGCAGTTGATTTGGCATCTTTTACTAACTTTTCAGGTGGTGCAGAGGGTGCAAGTAAAGCTTTAACTAAGGCATTATTAGGGGAGAGGGAGTCAGTTAAAAGTCTAGGAATATCAATATTAGAGGAAGATGTAAAGGCAAAAATTAAATCTTTAGCAGCTACTGGCAAACTAACAGGAATGACTGAAAGACAAGCTAAGGCATACGCAACCCTAGAAATAGCGGTAGGACAATCTAAGAACGCTATAGGAGATTTTGCTAGAACTTCAAAAGGATTTGCCAATCAGTCAAGAATATTAAATCAAAGGCTCTTTGATCTCAAAGTCAGCTTTGGAAATGTAATTTTACCGTTAGCAACAAAATTAGTAGAAAAATTAACAATATTATCAGAAAAATTTAATAAATTATCACCAGCAAATAAAAAATTAATATTGATAATAGCAGGATTAGCCGCTGTATTACCTCCTTTATTGATAGGATTAGGAAGTATCATAATAGCAGTGATGGCTTTATTATCCCCAATAGGCTTGGTTATAGGTGGCATAGTTGGGCTTACAGCTACAGCTTTAATATTTAAAGATGAATTTATAGCAGTTTTTGAATTTGTTAGTAAAAAAATAGATTCCATAATAAATTCCATACAGAGTAGAATTGACTCTTTAGGAAATACCGTAGGAAAATTTGCAGAATCTTTGGGGTTTGATTTTGGTATAGGTAAAGAAAGTGAGTTGGATAATATTTTAAAACAACAAAAAAGAGAATTAGCTTTAAGCTCTAGTATAAATGTTGGAGGCACTTTAGGTATTAATATTGCTGCACCTACTGGAACTAATGCAAATTTTACACCAGTTAACAACAATCCTATGAATACTAATATAAATTTTACACAAGTTAATCCTAATTTATGACTTTTAATATATCAAAATTACCAGAAGCCAGTTATAACGATGTAAAATTTTTATATCAATCATCATCAATAGGAGGCGGTAGAAAGACTGTAACTCATGAATATCCAAACTCTGATATTAGATTTGTTGAAGATTTGGGGGGCTTAAGAAAAACATATAACATAGAGGCAGTTGTTGATAATAACAATAATAATAATCAGAGGGATCAGTTAATTAATGCTTTAGACTCTAAAAATATATTAGGTAAATTTGTACACCCCGAGTATGGAGCAAAAAATGTGAAATTAATTAACTACACAATTAATAACTCTAAAAATCAATTAGGTATTACAACTTTCTCAATAACCTTTGAGGAGGCAGATTTACCAGTTAAGGGAGAAGTAGAAAGTAATACTGGATTTTTAAGTAATTTAAGAAATATAGCTGGGGAAAATGTATCTAATAAATTAGCTAAAGGTTGGAAAACTTTTACAACAGTCAAAGAGGGCTTTGATAAAACTAATAAAATTATAAAAGATACAGGAAGAGAAATAAAAAAAGTTGCTGGATTGGTTGCTGGTGCTGGTGACGGTATTAATGATTTTACAACCTCTATTAATGAAATTGTTAATAATTCTCAAGCGTTAGTTAATTCTCCTTCAATTCTTGCACAAAGACTAACAAACTCTTTTAATGCTTTAGAGGTTGCTTTTGATAATGCTCAAAATGTTTTTGATTCTGTAAAGAATTTAATGCAATTTAAAAATGACACAGTACCAACTGGTAATAGTAACACAAGAGATAATATTTTAGAAAATCAAAGACTTACTAATAATTTAATTACCGTCAATAGTTTTGCCATTGCTTACAATCAAGCATCTCAAGTAGATTATAAAAATCAAAATGAGCTAAGTAATAATATTAAGATATTAGAAGATAATTTTAAAAATATATCAGGATTAGATAGAGACAGCCTCCTAGAGCTACAAAGAATAAGAATTGAATTTCAAAAAGTAATCAATGATTTATCAATA